GTTGCAAATTCCTTTAACACTCTAGGATCGATCTTATCCATTTAACTCTCCTGTTGGTTTTGTAACCTCGCGTATTCCGAATCGTGCGGCACTTTAAGCAATACCCCGTTGTCCCTAGCCCAATGATACACGTTATCCATAAAGTACACCATTTCGCCTTTTGTTAGCTTAGACGATGACTTTACCTGTCCCTCGATAACCGTCTTGCCTACCTTGACATCATACGTACCTAGAAACCGTTGTTTTAACATCAGCTTCATATTTTCTTTGGTTGCAGTAGGTACTTTTTTTATAAATTCTTTAGATAGCTCAGAACACCAAACATGGAACAGCGCGTTCTGACTTAGTGAACGGCCATCATCATACTTTTCTAACTTGATGCAGAGCGGGACAGTGTAATCCCACTCTTGTATCCTTTTCATCAAAAAAGGTAATGCTGATTCGCCTTCTTTCTGGTTGTTAATTTTCACAAAATCCCCCTGCGTCATTTAATCGCCACAAAAACAGGCTATTGATTCATCATCAAAATCAAATAATTGCCCCTGATCGGTTGCTATAACTTGCATCTTTGCGTAGCTAGGCTGATCGAATCTAAATCTAGAATTTATTTTGTTTTCTTGTTCTGCCCACCAATCAGCAATAGATGGATTATGCTCAATGATAGATTGCTTAATGCTATAGCCTTTTAAAAAGCACAAATCGCAGTTACTTAATGTATTTACTCCTGCGGGGGGCATCGCCAAATCAAAATCTTGATTTTGCCAAAATTTTGAAACCTGATCCTCGCTTACTTTTGCTTCATATAATGGCACATAATGATTATCTTTGCTTTTTATTTTTACTGCCCTTCTAGGCTCATCGCCTCTAATTCCTACAATATGCAAATAATCGGCAGTTCCCATAAATCTTTCTATAGTTAAAATTTTTAACTCAGAAGTGCAAAACCTAGCCATCATATTAGGCAAATAGTTTTTATCTTCTATCAGCTGTGCAAATGGCTCTCCATTTTTGCTTGCTGTTTCATAAGATACTTGCTTGTATTTATTTTTTCCAGCATATTCTAGCCATACTATATCTACATCCCACTTGTCACCAACATCGCGCACAAAATCTAACGTTTGAGGCATTTCTTTTCCCGTGTTAGCAAAAATAACCTTAATATAGTTTGGTAATTCAAAATCATGGGCTTCAAGTATTTTATAAAGCATATACGCAGACGATCTGCCACCGCTAAAGCTAATAACAGCCCCATGTTCACAGTTATCTATATAATATAAATTCATATATTCACCCTTAACCATTTACCCATCATTTGCTCTGACTTCGTTTCAAGTCTTGGCTGGTTCAATACACGTAATCGGCTCTCTTTGCAAAATCCCTTGTACTTTTTTACCTTCTCGCTAGTAGCAATGTAATCAGCAATAGAAAGTAAATGCCTTGGGGTGCAAAACTGCTCACCCTGTAAACGCCCCTTCATGGTTGACGCACCGACTCCCCGCCCATCAAGGCAACTGGTATACGTGTACGCGCTGTACTGCCTATAAGTGTATACCTCGCCATCTTGGAAGTAAGGATGTTCACCCTTAAAGGGAATCAAATTCGGCCTGTATTTGTTAGCCATTAATAAGCCCCCCGTCATAAAAGAATCCGCGAGTCTCCAGATAATACTTTTTCATCATTTCGTAGTCCTCACCGTCTAGCCATGAAATATCGGTAAGTTGCATATCGATGGATTTGTTGCGAATAGAGTTGCTTTTGGTTCTGGCCTTGGCTTGCGGTGAACCGCCCCTATCTTGCGCCCTAGCTAACCACGAATTAACAAATCGCTTGATGCCTTTGGATGTCTTTCTTTTGGTAGGGTTAGCATCGCACCATGACTCCATGGCGGCTAGTTCCTGATGAACATTAATAGCAGGATAGGCTCTCTGCCAAGCTATAATATCGGCTTCTTCTGGTTGCCAATCTTCTTTAGTGTTCAATAGCATTAGTCACCCCCATGATAGCTATTTTTGCGGTTGCGGAATTTAAACAACTCTTTGTGGTCAGGGTATTCACTAGCAAACTTTCTTGCATAATGACTAATCCACCCATCATCGATTTTAAACTGACTTGCAGACTCTTCAATCATAGTCTCCCAGCGTATTCGGTGAAAGATATTTTTAGCAGAATAGTATTCGCGTCTGCTGGCTACCTGTAACGCAAATTCAACAAACATATCGTATATCTGCGGATTTGTTTTGTGGTGTAATTCAAAATTTTCTTGCGACCATTTACCGTTCATTTTATCTGCTCCTATGGCTCGGCAAGCCTCGCCAAGTGATTAATAAATTATTTTTGTTTAAACTTTGTTTATACTTTCTTCAAGATGATCCAACCCTTTACACTTCAAAAAGCATAATTTACAAATCTAAGGGCTTAAAGCGACTTAGTGACTTAATCGTATCCGTATTTAGAATCAGTAGCAGTTCCATTGCCCTTGCGCCTAGACGCATTAATCGTTATTTCTTGTTCAGCAGTCAAACCAATCAAGAGGTGCTAATAGAGGGGTCACTCTCGTTCATGGGTTACAAATTCCCAATCCACACACCCGAATACTTTTTGAACCTTAAAAGATTCAGCGGTTAAAGTAAACTCAAAAGCCTACTTATAACCAAATGATATAAAATCATCAATCGTTATATCCAAAGATAAGCATATTAACTGGATAGTATGAATCTTCATATTCTTGCTTTTACGCCAGCGTAATACTTGTTGTGGCGATGTATTAGCAATTTTAGCTAACTGGCGACTGTTTACGCCTTTGTTTCTTTGCGCCGTAATAACGCATCTGCCTGTGTCGATTAATTCCATGATCTCAAACCTTGTGTTATATTAATTAGGCGAGTTCCCCCGACTCGCGACCTCCTATGGTTTGCCCCCTTTCGAGGGGGCTTTTTTACCCTAGAACGGCACATCCTCATCTAACTCTTCCAAACTCATGCCACCCTGTTGTACAGGCGCACTGCTAGGCGTACTGCCATCGGTATAAAATACCTTTACGTTACCCAGTATTGGAGTCTGTACGTTAGCCTCGCGCTCTTCTTTGGTGGTAGATTGAGAGATAAAACCATTGTTTTCATACTGATCTTGCTCTTCAGTATCCACAAAGGTAGTCAGATCAAGATAAGTACCCTTCGCCCCTTTATACAGGCGAGACTTATCTATTTTGGTTACATCGATTCTTACAGATAATCCTACTTTCATTTTAACAACTCCACTTGGTTTAAAATTACATTAACAGCCGCCTTAACTTCAGCGGCCAACTTATCAATATATTCATCATCGCGTTCAACCCGCACAAGAACGTGCGGCATTTCAGGATGATAAGCAAAGAAGTCCCACCACCCCCGTTGCGTTATCCACATACAGCCTTGGATTTGTTGCCAATATTTCTTAACGCCTACTTGCGGATCACGTAAATAGCTAACCATTGTTCTAGGGGCAGGGCATTTTATCTCTAAGCCGCCCTTGTCCAATATCAACCCATCAGGCGAACAGCCAAACTGCCAACTATTGTCTAAAATAAAGCCAGTCTCCATCACTTCATTACCAGTGATAAATTCATATGCTTCCCTAGCCTCTGGCTCTAATGCTGTGCCTCGCTCCATCCATTCGGTAACATGAAATGGTTCAGATTTACCTGTAAGGCGTTCTGCAATTAACTCATTAATATAACCATCAGCAGATGAAGATGGCTTGCCAGTTTGCGTTATTAGCTTATTAAACATACTGGCAGACGGCCTTCCTAGCCGTACTCTTAACCATTCTTCTGATCCCTGCTCATGGTCTAATATAATCACTTCTTAGCCTCTAGCGCGGCAACAGCGCGGTCATAGTGAATCTCAAGAATCTGATCTACTGAGCGAACCTTCAGCCACTTGCAAAACTTGTCTTTGTCGCTTCCAGTTTCTGCCAGTAAGTCATCAAGAACTGTTACCTGATCGGTAGTAATTACCTTCTTATCATCACCCCGTAACATTGCAGATTCTGCGTCATCGTCTGCCGTAGGGATTCCCGCGATAGACTGCAAAGCGTACCGTCTTGCGTATGTTATGGCTGACCCTGACGCTTGCGGATCTTTCTTAACAGTCGGCAGGGTGTACTCCATTTCTAACCATTGACCAGAAACGTGCATCAGGCGGGTAGATACACCGACACCATTTTCATTGCTTACAGGGAATTGCGTATAGCTTAAACCATTATCAGCAAAGGGTTGCTTGATGGCCTTAATGACCGACGTTAGATCGGCATAGCTAGATTTAAAGAAAGGGTTGGCACTGTCTTTAACAGCACCCCCCATTTGAGACTGAGCATTGCAGAGTGCATTTGCCAGTTCATTGATTGCATCACTTGATTTCATTGCGGCCTCCTATAGCCTGTTCTTTTGCGTACTGCTCACCATACCCAACATAGTAAGCGTCTGATTGCCCCTCTAGGGCAGGATAACCCAAAACGCAGTCGTACTCACCGCGCTCCAGATCGTTAAGATCATCTATTCCCATGTTTGCCTCCTACAGCAAATGCCCCCTTGCGGGGGCTATTTATTTAGTTTGTTAGATGGTAGTGCCTAGCTCAAATTTACTAGTCTTGCCCCAATGATCTGTATGTTCAAACATCCACTTACCATCAGTGAACTCTAAAAGACAAGGCGACTCCCATTCTTCACATACCACCTTGTCATCATCCTGCACTGACCAGTCTAGAATATATTCTGCCCAGTAGTCATCACGCTTTGTAATGATTTTATCAAGGGTAGGAATACCGTTCTCTAGGATTCTTTTAACGCAAGCGTCAGAAAGGTTTTCCATAACGTATGTATTACCGCCCTTGAACTTCCATCTTTGTGGGCATTCGCCATCACCCAACCAAGTGTGCGCCCCGTAGTTTTCTTGCAACTGAGTATTGATTACTAATTTAGCCATGTCTTTATTACCTTTTTTGATTGATTGAAGTTAGATATTAAGCGATCCCAACCCTATTGTCAACACTTTTGTACATATTATTTAAAATAGGTGTATTGACATTATTGTTTACTTATGGTATAATGGCTATGCCATCACGGAATGGCACGTTCTTTAAAAATCAATTAACCAAAGGAAAACGCTATGAATAATCATATTGTTGGAAATGTGTATTTCGTAATATCTGAGCCTTACCGACTTAATGGAAAGGTATTAACAAAACATGAAAGGACTCAACTGCGCTCTGAACTGCAAGATGCGCAAGTGTTTAAAAAGCGGTTTAAATCCAGAAAGGATGCAGAAAATGTTCTAATTGGAACGGCATTAAATAGGGATATTTTTTCAGTTTGCGAAATGGCTGACCTAAATATTTTCTAAATCAACAGCCCCACTCCGGTGGGGCATCATCAAACAAGGATAAACGTAATGAAAACAACTTTTGAAAAATTAAACGATTGCGATGTATTCAGAAATCAATATGGTCAGATAATGATAAAGGGGTATGGCATCTGGTGGAATACAGGGAAAATAATCCACTGCCCTGAAGGTGACGTAGGCAGATTTTACGTTAAGGCAGATGAACCAGTAACCAGATTATCTGATGACTAACCTAACAGCCCCGCTTCGGTGGGGCTTTTTTATGTTCTATGTGGAACTAGTAAGACCAGATAGCAGGACAGGGGAAGCCATCATCTTCTGTACAGCCATCTAGGTGAATAAATCGACCCGATCCTTTCTGCTGTATGCCTATTCGCTGTATACCATGCTTCTGCGCCACTCTAATGATCTCTAACGCCTTTTCTCCGCTGGCTAGTATATCTACCGCCTTACCTGTGGTGTGCGCTCCTACGACCTCTTTACGCGCTTCTATGGGGTGCTGTGGGCTTCTGTAGGCACTGGATAGGGCAAAGCTAAAACCGCACTCATGGCGAATAGCGTTCAGGGTATCAAGAAAGTCTTTGTCGAATCCTTCCTCGCCAGTATGCTTGCATTTTAACTCTTTGGGCTTGAAATAATTTAGCTTTTCTTTCTTAGGTGATTTAGCCATTAGTTTTCTCTCTGTACGCCTTTAACCTTCTCTACGCTACGCATTGCTCCTAGTCCAAGCATACCCATTAGAACGGGCATCATTTCGCCTGTTGGGATTAGCGGAACGGTAACGTCTGATCCTGCTAACTCTAGGATCATATTGGTAATAGGTATTGTGATAAAGTTTCCTGCCATGCCCAAAACGCAAACCCAGCCGATTGCTGGCCGCCAACCCGCGACAAATAAACTTTTATGTGCCGCTTCAACTTTATTAACTTCTAGTTGCGCGATGACACTTTCATGCGCTTGCTTTTCTGCTAGAGTAGCAATTTCATGCGCCAAAGCATTCTTTTGGTCTTTATCCTCAATAAACTTATCTAAAAGCCCCGCGACAGGTTGCGCGAGTGTAGCCAGTAAACTCATATAAAGCCCTTCTCGATTAGAAATAAACCGATAATCAGGGGATACATACCCCATAGCATCAATTCGCTTTTCCTGAATCTCTCAGAGCCATCATCAAGACGCTTCTCGATGTTCTGGTATCTGATAGCGCATTCCTTCTCGTGTCCTTCTAAGCGGATCAATGCTTCTTTAACGGTTGCCATTTATGAATCCTTCACTAATATTGCTTCAACAAAGATTGAGACTTCGTTTTCTGAGCTACTGCTTTTCGCTTCAAAATGAAAGTCTGATTTCTCTGCAATCTTAAACGGGAGTTGGCGATCAAAGCTAACCTGCGATGTGGCGAATGTCGCTTCTGCAACTCTTAATGTTCTCCCAGTGTTTGTTTTAACTACATTCCTAAACGTGAGATATTTCTGACCGTTGTTTGTGCCAGAAGTAACATCTATTCGGAATAGATAAATTGAGTGTCCTGCGGGTACAGTGTAAACGCTAGATTGAGTAGTGCCAATCTCTGCCTGTATAAAGGCGTATTTAGTCCCGCCATTTGTAATAGAAATATCGCCAACATTAGAGCCAGCTAAAATAATGGCAGAGTTAATTCTGAGAAATGTCGCAGTAGTAGTTACAGCAGAAGTACCTGTCAGGGTGACAGTCTCGCTGATCTCGACATAGTTAGCATCTAGGCCGTTAATTTTGACATCCATTGTATCGGATGAAGAAGTAGAGACGACATCCATCGCAACAGCAGAACTAGGATACGTGTAATTACCGCCATCATCCCACAGAGTCTCGAATGATGTTCCGACAGTGCGGTTAAAACCGAATATATT